AACACACACCATATGTACCTGGCAAAGTTTAGCAATACTAGAAAAGAAAACTAAAAACCAAGAAGCAGATATTCCTGTAGATGAGTTTATGAAGGATGTTGTTTGTGTAATGGTGGATGAAGTACACAAAGCCAAAGCAGATGTACTAAGAAATTTATTAGGTGGTGTGTTTGCAAATGTGCCTATACGTTGGGGACTCACAGGAACTATACCCAAAGAGGATCACGAGTTTGCAGGAGTAGTTAGCACACTAGGTACAGTGATAGGACAACTCAGTGCAAAAGAATTACAAGAACAAGGCATACTTGCCAATCTAGATGTAAATATATTGCAATTGAAAACAATAGGTAAACAATGACAAAAGATATTACAGTAACGAAACGCGACGGTAGCCGCGAAACGCTTGATCTAGAAAAAATGCACAAAGTAGTATTCTACGCATGTGAGGATATTGCTGGCGTAAGTGCAAGTGAAGTAGAAATTAAAAGTAGTTTACAGTTTTACAACGGTATCAAAACTACTGATGTACAAGAAACACTGATCAAAGCTGCCGCTGATCTTATCAGCGAAGAGACACCAAACTATCAATGGGTAGCAGGACGTCTAATCAACTATCAACTACGAAAACAAGTTTATAATCAATTTGAACCTTTCCATCTTGCAGATATTGCTCGTGCAAATGTTGAGCTAGGTTATTACGATGAACAGTTTTTTTCTGTTTATAGTGAAGAAGAAATTGAAAAGCTAAACAGCTACATCAAGCATGAACGTGATGAGAATATTTCATATGTAGGCATGGAACAATTCCGTGGCAAGTATCTAGTACAAAATAGAGCAACTGGTGCAATTTATGAGTCACCACAAATTGCATACATGATGATCGCAGCTACACTGTTCCAAGACTATCCTAAAGATACACGTATGAAATGGGTAAAGGATTTTTACGATGCTATTAGTAATTTTGATATCAGTCTTCCTACTCCTATTATGGCAGGACTCCGTACTCCACAGCGTCAGTTCAGTAGTTGTGTACTTATTGAAACTGATGATAGTCTCGATAGCATTAACGCAACTAGTGCAGCTATTGTTAAGTATGTGAGCCAAAAAGCAGGCATTGGTGTTAACGCTGGTGCTATTCGTGCTATCGGTAGTCCTGTTCGCAACGGTGATACAAGCCACACAGGTGTTATTCCATTTTATAAGATGTTCCAGAGTGCTGTAAAATCATGTAGCCAAGGTGGTGTGCGTGGCGGAGCAGCAACGCTGTACTATCCTATCTGGCACCTGGAAGTTGAAGATCTACTTGTGCTAAAGAACAACAAAGGCACAGAAGACAATCGTGTACGTCATTTGGATTATGGCGTACAGTTTAACAAGCTAATGTATGAACGTTTGTTAACAGGCGGTGAGATTACATTGTTCTCACCAAATGATGTACCTGGTATGTATGATGCGTTCTTTAATGATCAAGACAAGTTCCGTGAGCTGTATGAGGCTGCAGAACGCAAGACTAGTATCCGCAAGAAAAGCATTCCAGCAAGCGAACTTTTTGCTATGTTTATGGAAGAACGCAAAAACACAGGTCGCATCTATCTAATGAATGTAGACCACGCAAATACACACGGTGCATTCGATGAGCAAATGGCACCAATTAAACAATCAAACCTATGCTGTGAAATTAACCTTCCTACAAAGCCGTTGGAAGACTTCAAAGATCCAGAAGGTGAGATTAGCTTGTGTACACTGAGCGCAATCAACTGGGGTAATATCAAAACACCAGCTGACTTTGAAAAGCCCTGTACACTAGCTGTACGTGCGCTAGACGCACTGTTAGACTACCAAAAGTATCCTGTGATCGCAGCGCAACTATCAACAATGAAACGCCGTCCACTGGGTATTGGTATTATTAACTTTGCTTATTGGTTAGCAAAGCATGATCTCAACTATCAAGACATTGATGCAGATGGACTTGGAATGGTTGATGAATGGGCAGAAGCATGGTCATACTATTTGATCAAAGCAAGTGCTGATCTTGCAGTAGAGCAAGGCAATATTGAAGGCGTATGTGAGACAAAGTATGGTAGCGGTATCACACCTAATCAAACATACAAAGCAGAACTAGATGAACTGGTACCACACGTAGAACGTATGCCTTGGGATACACTGCGTGAACAACTAAAAGAAACAGGCATCCGTAACTCAACACTGATGGCACTTATGCCAGCTGAAACATCAGCGCAGATTTCAAACAGCACAAACGGCATTGAACCGCCACGTGCGTTTGTAAGTGTCAAGCAGTCAAAGCATGGTGTACTGAAACAGGTTGTGCCAGGTTATCCACGTTTGAAAAACAAGTATGATCTACTATGGTCGCAAAAGAGCCCAGAAGGTTACTTGAAGATTATGGCTGTGTTACAAAAGTATATCGATCAGGGTATCAGTGTAAATACCAGCTACAATCCAGAGTTTTATGAAGATGAAAAGATTCCAATGAGTGTTATGTTGCAACATTTGATTATGTTCTACAAATATGGTGGTAAGCAACTGTACTACTTTAACACTTATGATGGACAAGGTGAAATTGAATTCAAAGACGATGCACCACTTGCACTAGGCGAGGAAGATGACGGTGCTTGTGAAAGTTGCGTAATTTAAGGAATTTGTAATGTCAGTACTAAACACAGATGCAACAAAGCATCACACTGAAAATATGGCGTTCCTGGATGAAGGTCTAGGAATGCAACGCTACGATGTAGTGAAGTATAAGCAATTTGACAAGTTGACAGACAAGCAACTTGGTTTCTTCTGGCGTCCAGAAGAAGTGGATGTAAGTAAAGATTCAAAAGACTTTAAAGATCTTACTGAGCATGAACAACACATTTTTACGAGTAATCTAAAGCGACAGATTCTTCTTGACAGTGTGCAAGGTCGTGCGCCAGCTGAATCATTTGCAGGCATTACTAGTTTACCTGAACTAGAAAACTGGATTATTACATGGACATTTAGTGAAACAATTCATTCACGTTCATACACACATATTATTCGAAATATCTACAGTGACCCATCAAAGATTTTTGATCAACTATTAGACTCAAAAGAAATTGTTGAGTGTGCAGGCGACATTTCAAAGTACTATGATGACCTAATTGAGTATTCACAATACTATCAATTGCTAGGCGAAGGTACGCATACTGTAAACGGCAAAACAGTTGCAGTAGACAAACGTGAACTAAAGAAGAAGATTTGGCTGTGCTTGAACAGTGTTAACGTACTGGAAGGTATCCGCTTCTATGTATCATTTGCATGTTCATGGGCATTTGCAGAACTTAAGAAGATGGAAGGTAATGCTAAAATCATCAAGTTCATTGCACGTGACGAAAACGTACACCTTGCATCAACACAATATCTACTTTCAAAAGTACTGACAAAAGAAGATGTTGAGTTTGAAGCAATTGCAAAAGAATGCGAAGCAGAAGTACGTCAGATGTTTGAAGATGCTGTACAGCAAGAAAAAGAATGGGCAGACTATCTGTTCAAGGATGGTTCAATGATTGGTCTAAACGCACAACTGCTACACGACTACATTGAATGGATTGCTAACAAGCGTATGACTGCACTGGGCATCAAAAGCTCATACAGCGTACCACAAGCAAACCCACTACCATGGACTGGCAAATGGATTAGCGGTGCAGAAGTACAAGTTGCACCACAAGAAACAGAAATCTCTTCATATGTTATTGGCGGCACAAAGCAAGACGTAACAGAAGATTCATTTAAAGGATTATCACTATGACGGTAGAAATTTGGGGCAAGCCTGCTTGTCCATTTTGCGTAAAAGCAAAAGCACTTTGCGAAAAACTTGAGATCAAGTATGAGTACAAGCAACTAGGTGTGGACTTTGATCGTGAACTGATTATGGAAACATTTCCAGGCGCACGTACATTTCCACAAATTAAAATTAATGGCAAAGCAATTGGTGGTTATGATCAATTAGCTGAATACATTGAAAACACTAACTTTAACGGAACAGGTTATTCATTATGATTATCGAAGCACCATACACAATGGGCGATACAGTAAGTATTAAACTTAACTCAGGCGAAGAAATGATTGCACGTATTGATGCAGAAGATGCAACACATGTGACAGTTATAAAGCCACTTATGCTGATGGCAACAGAACAAGGAATGGGCCTAGCACCATTTATGTTTACAGTTAGCCCAGAAGCAAAGATTAAACTGAAACTAAATAGTATTATATGCATAGTTAAATCAGCAAAAGATGCTGCTGATATGTATATTAAACAAACAACAGGAATTGTAACAACGTAATGCCAGGTGTACACAGAAACGGAGATCAAAGAGGTTGTGGAGCAGCTACTATTGCAAGCAACCCTAACGTTTTTGTGAACAATAAACTAGCGGCAGTTGACGGCAATCCAAATTCACATGGCGGCGGCGCATTAAATGCTGCTAACCCTAATGTGTTTATTGG